CTTCTACATCACAGGCGTTCAGCTTGAAGTAGGCACTGTCGCTACACCGTTTGAACGGCGGCTGTATGGGCAAGAGTTGATGCTTTGCCAGCGTTACTATTGGAAGTCTGCTGGGGTTAATAGTGGCTTCCCATACATTTATGGAAGCGGATTTACGGCTACTGCTTATGTAAGTGCGAATGTCTCGTTTCCTGTTCAAATGCGGACTACGCCTACCATCAATAAGTATGGAACATGGTCTGTGTCTGGGTGTGGGCAACCATCAGTAACAGGCGTCGATCAAAACGGCTTTACCCTTTACGTTTCAGCCACAGGCGCAACAAACGTGGCATGTGGTCCATCCGGTTCAACAACATACCTTGATACAAGCGGAGCAGAGTTATGATTATTGACGACACAACTACTGCAAAATATGTTGCTGATATTTTTGGTAAGGTAACAATGATTTGTGTTGTAACGGGCGATTTAACATCATTTGTCCCGCTTGATCCTGCAAACACAGATTACGGGGCTATCCAAGATCTTATTGCTGCGGGCCAGCTAACAATTGCCGACGCTGTTTAGGGGTGCGTGTTATGGATTACCAGATACTGTTCAACGGCGCTGTTGCTCTTGCTGCGTTCTTTGGTGGCTATGTTTTGAACAGCATCCTGCGATCAATCGAGCGTCTCGACAGCGATGTCCGCGCAATGCCGATCCACTATGTGGCAAAGGATGATTACCGCGCCGACATGAAGGAGCTCAAGGATCTGTTGCAGCGGATCTTCGACAAGCTGGAAGGCAAGGCTGACAAATAATGGATCCGGTCACCGTTCTCGCGGGCGCCAAAGCCGCCTTCGAGACGGTGAAGGTAGCCATCAAAGTCGGCAAGGAACTGCACAGCGTCGCGTCGGATCTGTCGAAACTGTTCGGCGCCCATGCAGACCTGACCAAGATGGTGGCATCGCCTCCAAGGTCAGGATGGTTAAGCAAAGCATCGCCTGAGCAGATCGCTCTCGAAGCCTTCATGGCGAAGAAGGAAGCGGAGGAGATGACGGCGCAGGTCCGCAACATGGTGACCGGTGCCTACGGGTTGACTGGGTGGGATCAGCTGCAGCGCATGGTGATCCAGTACCGCAAGGAACAAAAGGAAGCGGAAGCAGCGGCAGCACGTCGACGCGCAAAGATCTTGGAGACTGTCATGTTCTATGGTGCGATCTTTGTGCTGGCGCTGTTCTGCATTGGCTTCCTGTTTATTTTCGCAATGATCCTTTTGAGATAGGAGACCACATGTCGCAACACCTAGCAGACGATCTGCGGATCCTTGGGCCGCGTGCCAAGACGGACACGCTCGCAGGCCTCGCAGCCTTTGCCTCGATCCTCGATCACTACGAGATCAACACGCCTCTGCGGCGCTGCCATTTCTGGGCGCAGGCCGCGCATGAGAGCGGTGGCTTCCGCTACATGCACGAGAACTGGGGTCCGACCGAGGCACAGAAGCGATACGAGGGACGCAAGAACCTCGGCAACACGCAGCCAGGAGACGGCTATCTGTTCCGCGGTCGCGGCATCTTTCAGCTGACTGGCCGCGCCAACTATGCCCAGATGGCCAAGATCCTGGGACGCGATCTGATCCAGAACCCTGACCTTGCGGCGACGCCTGAAGTGGCGATGGAAATCGCCTGCGAGTTTTGGAAGACCCGCAAACTGAACGCGCTGGCCGATCAAGACGACGTGGTCGGCATCACCAAAAAGATCAACGGCGGCACCAACGGGCTGCAGGAGCGCAAGGCTGCGCTGGTCACAGCAAAGCGCCTGTGGCTGCACGACGAGGACGCACCGCCCTCCCCTGCCAAGACGATGGTTGAAAGCAAACAGGGCAACGGCGCGATCGCTGTCGGCGCCCTCGGATCTGTCGGCGCAGCCAAGGAGGTCGTCTCTCAGGTACAAGAGGCAAACGATCTGTTTGGCACCATTATCGGCCTGCTCCAGAACCAGCAGTTCCTGATCATGGCCGCAGTGATCGGTGTCGGTGGGGCCATCTGGTACTGGCGCAAGCAGCACCTAGAGGAGCACGGCGTATGATCGCGTTTCTGTTCAGCCCGATTGGGCGTGCCGTGGCCGGCATCGCCCTGGCCATCACCATTGCCGGCGGGATCTATCTCAAAATCCGCCATGACGTGCGCGTCGAGCTTGAGGCTCAATCGACGCAGGAAGAATTGAGGAGAGAGCAAAATGCGATACGCAATGCTGATAAGCTGCGCTTTGATGGTGACCGGCTGCGCGATGCCGATCGGAACTCTAGGGACTAAGGAGCCTCCGGTCTGTGCCGTGTGGTCGGAGATCAGCTGGTCGAAGAAGGACACCGACCAGACCATCCGCGAGGTGAAGACAAACAACGCCAGGCGCGAAGGATACTGCACCAAATGAAAAGGGCCGGTCAACCGGCCCTTTCCCTTACACTGCGGCGTTTTCCAGCACCTTGATGTCCAGCGATTTGAGCCTGATCTGGTATGCCTCCTTTGCCGGCACCACCTTCTCAGGCTGCGCCTTGTATTTTCGCATAGGCCACCGGACGCGATAGGCCGTGCCGTCAGCGTCAACGACCGATCCCTCGGTGTGATTGCCTAGCATCTCCATCAAAGCCGTCTGTGCGGCCTCCGCTGTGGCTTCTGCGGCCTTGATCACCTCACGCGCCACAAGGATGTCATCGATCAGATCGACGGCGTCGCGCTGCAGCTGGATCGGCGGTGCATCCTCTTCGCCTGTAGACCATGTCCGCGCAGCGTCGGCGGTGGAGACAGGAGGATACCAGTCAGGCCCGCGCTTGCGCCGCTCGAAGTCCTCGACCACCTCGGCGATGCGGATGCACATGTCAGGGTCGCGGGGATAAACGAAGATGCGGAGCTCGCGGCCACGATAGAGAACACCAATCGCGCCCCAGTTATAGCCGGAGCAGATCATGCAGCCCTGCAACTGGATCGGCCCGCGATAGGCGGCAGGCTCATCCTCCGGCGCACTGTCGGCGCACTTGCTTTCAAGGACGCCTGGCCCGTCGAGCACGATCCGATCCATCCCGCCCATCACATAGATGCCTTTCTCTGGGTTCGTCTCAACGACCATCCTCATGCCGGCCATCGCGCAGCCGATCCCGTCGAGCGATGCGTTGAGGGCAAGGCCACCAGGCGCAGGGAATGGTTCCTTGGGGATGAGAAGCGTGTCGAGGCCAAGCCGGTTAGTGACCTCCTGCAGGATGACAGGCTCAAGCAGGTTGCCCCAGTCTGCCGCCTCCCCTGCCGACCAGACCGGCTCAGGCTTGCCGTTGAGCGCATCAACGGTCTTTGCCAATTCATCGTTCGGTGTCGACCAAGGTGACATACCCATAACAGCGGGCAGACGAGAGCAAGATAATTCGGTAATAGGGGTGAGCTTGCCTACCATATCAAAATCCCCCTAAAATGTATTGGTCGAGAGAATCTGATAGTGAAATCAGCGCAATACATGTTACGATAAAAACCATAAACACGGCACATTCTATTGCCGACCACAAGATGTTGTGGATTTTGTTTTCTGTGACACAATATGTCTTATGCGAATAAAGCCTAGGCTGTGATGCCCTAAGTGACTGATTTCTCATGGTGTTATACCCTCTCTGTGGTTGTACAGGAATCAATAGGATGGGGTCGGGGGAACCCCTAAATGTGGTCGCGTCTCACCGCGCCCCTTTGTAGTCGACACCTCCTTTCAATGCTTTGTTTGCATGCTGACACAAGCCTCGTGCGCCCAGCACTTTACCCAGGACATTGCCGGGCTCTTCTGACAGCCTGATCATCGAGTTACCGAGATCACGCAGGAGAAGACCAGCAGCCTTGATCTGATCGACATTGACCATTGGTATGGTCAAACGGGCACAATTTCGACCACCCAGAAACTGGGCGTGATAATCATCCGCCTTCATGTGTTTCCTCACAATGACAAGTGTCGGATCTTCCTTGACAGCCTTAGCATACGCCCTGCCCTTTAGGAGTCTAGCTTTAGCTTGGGACGGCGAAAGTCTATTTGTATTGACGATTTGATTTGGATCCCACGAAAATACGCCACTTATTTTATCATTATCGGTTTTCATTATTCACCTGCCTTGAAAAAAAGTGGGCCATAAATAACCATCGTGATGAGGATAACAATTATCAAAAAGAATATCTCAATAGGATGAGGCTTCCGATAGCGATCAGGGTCGCGACCTGCATCGACCTCCTCCAGCCACCATATTGCACTGGAGCGATCGGAACATTCACGCGATATGCCGTTCGGCCTGATCGCCATGATCTTATCGGGGTACTTGGCTATGCAACCAATGCTCTTCTTATTTTTTTCGATATGCTCAAGCTCCATATCACGCACTCCGCAGCTCATAATTGCGGACGGTCGAAGCAAACCATGATCCACCCCGTGCGGTGGGAACACCGCGAGCGTTCAAGGCGTCGGCGATCTCGCGATATGTGCTCAAACCCTTGCGGCGCAAATCGGCGATCAGCGGCTGAACATTGATCGCCATTTTATCTGCAGCTTTTGCCGCAACCTTACCGGCCTCAAGAGCTCCCTTCTCAGGCGCCGGAGATCCGAGCACGGTGCCGCGGGCTTTGACGCGCTCAAGAGCGGCCTTGGTGCGGTCGGAGATCAGCTCGCGCTCGTTCTCGGCGACAGCGGCCAGGATGTGAATGGTCATCTTGTTGGCGTGCGGGTTGTCGACGCACACGAACGGCACGCCCTCGTGCATCAGCTTGGCGACGAAATAGGCGTTGCGATACAAGCGGTCGAGCTTGGCCACGACCAGCGTCGCCTTCTGCTTCTTGCATGCGGCGATCGCTGCTTCGAGCTCAGGGCGGCGGCTTCTGCGACCGCTCTCGACCTCAGTGTGCTCTGAAATCAATTCCCAGTTGCCACCGTTTAAATATTTCAAAACGGATTCGCGCTGCGCCTCAAGGCCAAGACCTGACTGTCCCTGCTTTTCGGTCGAGACACGGTAATATGCGACATATTTCCCGTTATGCTGTTTGCCTGATTTGGTCATGGTCTAAACCTCCGCTGATCTTGTTCTGCTATCTATCAGCTATCTGATGCTTGTGCAAGAGCCAAATGATATAATTTTATTTCAGCTGTAAAATCAGTAGTTTATATTTGTACAAGGCATTTTATCCCATCAATTTTACTGCTTTCAGCTTGCATTTCGCTATCGAATAGCTTTACAAGAGCCAAACGGTCCCAACACAGGAGGTGATTTGTATGGACCCCCTCAAGCCTGTTTACATCCGATTGAAGCAGTCGACCGTCGACGCCCTGCGCGTTGCACAGTCTCGGTCGACGCATCGCACAATGGCATCTTTCATCGATGACATTCTGCGTCGCCACTTGTCTGTCGATCCACCCCAAACTGATCGCATCGATCAGCTCACCAAGTCATCGAGGGAAATGCAATGACCAACAACC